TGAGCCGTGGTTTGTCACACTCGAAACACAGATCGTATTCGTCGTAGCTGCCGCCACAGGGGCATTGGTAATTATTCATTTTTGCACCAGAGTCAGTTGTGTGTTTGCCCGAAACCTGCGTAATCGAATTTCCCACAAGCGTCGGCGTTGCACGTTAGTTAACGGGATTTCCCCGCAAAACGGTCCACGGTCAAAGGTTGGTCTAGCCATGCTCTTCATGCGCTAGTCCTTTCCGGTTGCTTGAAACGTTGTTCTCGTTGTTCCTGATAGAGGCTGAACATCAGGCGTAACTGCCCGCTAATCGTTCGGCCTTCCAGTTTGGCTTGGCTTTTCAATTCTTCGTACACTTCGCGTGGCACAAGAACTGATTTCCACTTTTCTGTATCCATTTTGACCTTTCCCTTATGAGAAAGAATAGGATTATATGCGATTGTATGGGGCTTGTCGAGAAAAACCCCACCGACAGTGTCCATTAAACTGCCGGTGGGGCTGGGAGATCGCCGGGGTATATGGGGGTAGTTCAAAGGAACGCCCGGTGATCGTGAATCGTTAGGAAAGAGCTTTCCCGTAACCTCGTTTAGCGCAACCCACGCCTCGTGGACCACTTCTTTTTTTCCCGGTGACCACGCCGCCCTTGGCTTTCTTCTTTGGCACTTGCTTTTTTTCTTTTTCTTTTTTTCTTTTAACCCTTTGATAAATCGCGAACGGGGCGCCGATTACACGACCAAAAGTATTAATGCCCCGCTCGGTCGCCTTGTCAAAAGCCCCTCCGATTCTAGACTCCTGCCACATCTCGCCAAGTTCGTCAAGGTCCTGATTAATTTGATTAATCCCTTCTCTTAAATTTCTAGCCATTTTTATTGACCTCAAAATAAAGTTTTATTTTGCGCCAGCTAACAGGGAAAAACAACTAAACAGCTTCACCCCAGCTCGGGCCAATTTCAACGTCACATTTGTTCGGGACTTCCAGCGGGACGGCAGCTTCCATGATCGCCGCCACTCCTTGCGCGTCTTCAGTTGATGCTACGGACATGGCAATTTCGTCATGGATCTGGATCAGCGGGATACGGCCAGACTGATAGATGTCCACCATCGATTTCTTGGTCATGTCCGCCGCCGACGCTTGAATCAAACGGTTTAGCGCTTTGTAGGTGTAAGCCCGCTTCAGGCGCGTGGTTGCGCCGTACTCCTGCACGGCCTGTTCGTAGGGCAACGCTTTGTTCATCGAAAAAGTATCAGGCTCCCACAGATCAAACCGGCACTTGCGCCCCAGAATACTGCGCACGCTGCCGCCGCTCGACTTCTCGTTCAGTCGGTTCATGACGCCGTGGAGTAACCCTTTCACAAACGGGACGCGCTCGTGATACTGGTTGACCAAAGACTTAGCTTCCTCGGTAGGGATGTCGAGCTGTTCTGCCAGCTTGTTCACCCCCATGCCGTACATCATAGCCAGATTAATCGTCTTGGCTTGCTTGCGTTTTACCTTGGCCATTTCAGCGACCATTGTGTGGAAATCCATGTCGGGATCGCTCTGATAGGCGTCCACAAACTCAGCCGCTTTTTCCAGCTCAATGCCTCGGGTCTGCCCATAAACGTGCGCGTAATGCACCAAGATCCGTGGTTCCTGTTGCGAGAAATCAATTGCCGCCCACTGCTCCCCCTCTTCCGGCAGGAACAGGCTCCTGATCATTGGGCCGAGTTCGGGGTCCCGTGCAGGAATTTGCTGGAGATTGGGGTTCGACATGCTGATGCGTCCTGACACAGTGCCGCCGTCATCGGATCGGATCTGGTTGATGTGCGCGTGGATTCTGCCGTCATCGCGGCAGTGCTTCATGATCGTATTGATAAAAGTGCCTGACGTTTTGTTCAGGTTGCGGGACTTCACAATCAGCTTTGGAAAAGCATGGGGATGCTCCTGCAAAAACGCTTTAGTGAAAGACGGCGCCCCTTTATCGGTCTTGGGGTATTCAATGCCCAGCTTGTCAAACGCTTTTGCCAGCGATTGTGCTGCCCAGATTTCAACGTCCCCGCCCGCTGCCGCTTTTATCTCCTTGTTAACGGCTTTCTCTTGCTTCAGCAGGGAATCCCGTGTTCGTTCAACGCGCTCGGTATCAACCCTGACGCCGCGCCATGTCATGTCGACCAAGCAGGGTAACAGGTCAAGTTCTAAATTCGCGATAGGCCAAAGGTCTTCTGTGCCCAGCTTTATGGATAAGCAGTTCCACAGTTCGAGCGTCAGTGACGCGTCCGCTTCACCGTAAGGTCCGACAAACGATGCCGGCATCTTCCAAAGCTCTGCCTTGGGGTCAACCCCGAAATCCCTTGCAGCCTCTACTAACAGCTTTTCAGACTTGGTTTTGTTGAGAAGGTCGTAGGCCAGCGCATTCAGGCTGTAGCTGAACCTGTTTTCGTCCAACAGTGAGGCAATCAGCATCGTGTCAATCACACGGCCTTTGACCTCGAAACCCATCTGCTTGAGCCAGCCCCAGTCATACTGGGCGTTGTGCATGATCTTATCGCCCGGGCTTTCAAGGACTTTTTTCAGCCACCGGTTGACAATCTTTTCGTCGAGGTTTCCGCCGCCCAGATGCCGGATCGGGATATAACCCTGCCAGCCGTCGACAGCGACGGCGTAACCCACTACTTCGCCGGCACCCGTGGGCCATCCGGGTCCGTTGGTTTTAAGATCGGGGTCCCGTGTTTCAACATCGATGGCTATTTTCTTGGCGCCAGTCAGATCGGGCAGCTCTAAGGGGGGCACCCATTCAGATTTAGGCGTAAACATCGCCATTTGTAGGCTCATGTTATTCGTTGCCGAGCGCTGCAATCCGTTGAGATAAACGCTCCGCCCTTGCTGGGGTCTGACGTGCCCAGCGTGAATCGAGCATTTCCTCTGCTACTCTGTTCCACATTTTTTCAGAAATCGCAGAATTCATGTTTTTGAACCGCGACAGACCGCCTTTTCCGAGCTGAAAACACATGTTCACCAGTACGTGTCGGGCTTCCTGCGGCAAATCGTCCCAGTTCTCGTAAATGCCTTGACAACCATCAATCGCGGTCTGCACGTCTTCCTGAAAAAGTTCGTAGCAGCGGTCTTCGTCAATAGATTCATCTTCGGGGACATCGTCGTAGGCCCCGTGAACCGGGAGGTTTGACTCCGGATCATTCTGTAGAACCTTGTGGCCAATCCCCACGGTTTTGTGGCCCTCGGAACACATATAGCAGTGAAGGATCTTGCCTTCGTCCGCCGCAATTTCGTCATAAACTTTTGATACGTCAACTGTCATCTACTTTCCCCGGCTCCTTTGGATGATAAACTTCAACATAGGCGTTGCACTCGGGGCACGAAAGGTTGGACACGATTAAATAATCGGAACTTTCGTCCTCAATGTCGTGATCGCCGCCCCAGATTAAATTGTTGCTACAGACCCAGCATTTCATCTAAATTTTCCTGAAATGTAACCAATGCAAAAACCAATCAGCATTCCCAGCGCGAATTCCATCGTTTTTATTTTCCGTTTTTCGTGTTAGACCAAGCCTGTGCGGAAAACCATACGGAGACAAGGCCAGCCACGGCTACGTAGTATACGGAGGCCATCGACCCCAATATTTCAGCGGCTTGCTGTAATTTAAGCAGGTCACAAAAAACTACAAGCGAAGGATATAAAAGCATCCCTAATAGAGCCAACCAGCACATGTTTCGCTGGGCATCGGCTTTTTCGTGCATAACGCTAAGATGCTGCAATCTCTCAGACACCGCAATTTCATCGTCAGTGACAATGCCGTCGCCATCGGCGTCGTATTTTTCGTACTCGCTGCCCTTTTCTAATTTTTTATTTGTCATTATCGATACTCAGGTTCTTTGTTCATTTTGACGTAATTAATAACGTAATGGTCTTTGATCCAGCTACTGCCGGGACGACCCAGCTCTAGCAACTTGTCATGCCGCCTCATCAGAGGGGGCACCAGTGGCACAACGTCCTTGCCATTTCGATACTGTGTCACTGGCACCCCATCTAATATTTTGAGCCGTCCACATCGGGGCGCACCAAAGGTGACAATTTGTTTAGGGGGAATTTCATCCCTTGTCATCAAAGCCCCAAGAATCATGGCTACAGCACCGCCTAGTGAGTGGCCTGTTAGCACAATGCTTTTATGATCAATATCGAGTTCAAGACAAACGCTGGTCACTTTATTAACTAGCCGTTTGCTGGCCTTTAAAAAACCAGCAGGGCAAAACCCCAATTCTTTAGTCCACAGTGGAAATATCCGTAAATCACGAATAGCGTCTAATGGTTCGTCGGTTCCACGGAAAGCAAAGACGTTATCTTGAACAAGCACTTCAATATTGGCTTCTTCAAAAGTTGACACTTGATAGCACCTTGCACACAGTTGGCTTAACTCCTGATGACTAGCCATTAGGTATTGCCTCCTTTACTGGGGTTTTTTATGCTTCTTATATTATGCTATACTTTTTGTGGTTTTGTGGAAAACCCCGCCTTTAGGCGAATAAGAAACCCTAGTATTGTATTGCCTCCTTTACTGGGGTTTTTTATGCTTCCTATTTACTCAGGTAAACTTCTTTCCTCTGGATCTCTTTCACAATCTACATGGTCGCTGCTTCTCTTTATAGTGAAAGCTCCGCTGACAAATGGAATTGTGCTGGGCACTTCAAATGTGAATTCCCTGTCGCCACAAAGAGGCACTGAGGAACAACTTGTAACTAAAGTAACAACCCCTAAAAATAAAAGTGCTTTTAAAAACATGTTTCCCCCTTCAGTCGTAAAACTTGACATTATCCCGTACCCTGCGAGGAATGCAATAGGCCGTAACCCCTTCCTGATACCGACGATATTTATAAAATCTGTTTTCAGGGTGCCAACGGCCCGATTCAATTGCCCACGCAAAGAAATTACATCTATAAACGTCCCGAAACAGCATGTTGTCATCGCTGACAATCTCACTGTTGACTACCACAACTAACAAAAAGGCAAGAATCAAAGGTCATAGCTGCACGTTAAGTCCTCTGGCTCAATTATAAACAGGTTTTCTTTTGCTCGCGTCACCGCCACGTAAAAAACTCGGTGGATGTCGTCGGGGTTACGCCGCATTTCGGCGTCGGCGGCTGGACTCAGATCCGTGAACAAAACCACGTTGTCCGCCTCGCCCCCCTTGGCAGCATGAATAGTAGACGCCGTGATCCGTGGATCGCCGTTAAATTTCTCCCCACGCCGCAACAGCGCCGTGATGTAAGCCCGATCAGCATCCGGCAATTTGTCCATCGCTTCTGACCAGATCATTTCCTTGGTTGCCAACAACCCTTGTGAGCTAACCAGATAATCAAAGGTGACAAAATCGGTATCCTCTACGCCAGACAGGCGCTTAAAGCCCCGTGTCACGCGGGTTTTGGAAGACATAAAATTATAGATTTTCTTCGCCACTTCCCCCGAGATTTCCCTACCCTTGCGCAACTGCTCCCAGCCGTTGACGGCGTCGCTGATCTTTTGACTGATCGAGCGGTGGCCGCGATAGTTAAATAAGTAACCGCCGGACTTCAAATCCTGTGCAACAGGCTGAAGCTGGTATCCCGCTTGTGACAGAATTAACCAACTGCCCTCGGACATGTCGAGATAGTCAATCGTGTCCACCCTGTTGACGTTGCCCACTTCTGTTTTGGGCTCGTAAACTTTGGGAAACCGCCGGTGGATACGGCTGGCCACACCTTCTGCCACCTGATGCACAGACTTGGGGATACGGTACGATTGGGTCAGAGTCTCTGAGCCGCCCGGCAGATTAATAAAATGGTCAACGTCCGCGCCAGCCCACTTATAGATAGCCTGATCGTCGTCCCCTGCGCAATACATCCGCTTGGCATTGCCGTCGAGCAAATGCGCGATCTCCCACTGCAAAGGGCTTAAATCCTGCGCTTCGTCCAGAAAAACCAGATCAAAAGACGGGCAGCAGATGTCCCCCTCTTTGACAAAATTCTCCAGCATGTCCGTAAAGTCGTACAGTTCCATGCTCTGCTTGTATTCGGTCAGGCACCGGTCAACATAGTCGACGGTGTTCCAGTCCTGATCAATGGTGCTAATGTTGTATTGCTCCCGCAAAGGCACCCGCCGTAAGCGGGCGAGGTTAATCAGCCCCAGTATCGGGTCGGTGCTGGTAGCCAGCGAGGGTAAATCTTCGTCAAAATTAGTATTGTTAGGCGCACCCAGCGTCACTCCCATCGCCCTTGAAAGTTCCGCGTAATGCGAATCCTGCATAATCTGCTCGGGTTGAATGGCGGTCATGGTCAATGCCAGACTGTGAAGTGTGCGGAAGAACTCCAGATCGGACCGTGGGTCGAGATTAAATCGTTTGGCTGCCCGTTCCTTGGCTTCGTTCGCCGCCTTGCGGGTGAAAGCCAGAAAAGCGATTTGCTGCGGCGCAACCCCCTGTTCCAAAGCGTCGTCCACCATGTTGAGCAGGGTCGTCGTCTTTCCCGTGCCCGGTGG